TCTCCTATTGTTATCCTGAACTCATCTACGTATCCTTTTAAGTACTGGCTACCTTCGTCCCTGTAAGATCCTATATAGGGTACGTTAGTAGGGGCTGTTATCGTTTGTGAAATGCTACCTACGCTGCCACTTCCTACTCCGTTAATATAAATGGTAAATGTAGCTCCCCATCTTACTGCCGCAACATGCGTCCATGTGTTAGTGCTTAAAGCGGTACTACTAAGAAGGTTGACAATCCATTGGGCGGTACCGTCTACTCCTCCTACTTGGAGTCTAATTTTTCCCGCATCGCTACCTGAGTTATCTTGTATTTGTAAATGTATTCCCTTGTATTGATCCTCGCCGCTATGGGTAAATATCATCTGATAATCACCAAAGGATGTGGTGTATACCCAGCATTCAATTCCCCAGTTCGCCACTGAGGAGTATCCCCAATCGAAAGAATTGGCGGCCCCAATTGTTACTTCCGTGTTAGAGCCTGTGTCGTTTATGTACAAACTGGAAGCGCCAAATTTTTTCTTTTCGGTGGAAAGTTTTGCGCTGCCAGCAAGGGAAACGCTTAGGTCGTAATAGTTTGGGTTGGCTGAGCTGGTGGTCGTTGTTGCATTGTTAGCTCCGTCAAAATGGAGAAGCGAAGCCGTATTTGAGTTGTAGGCTACACCCTTGAAAAGAGCTGGATAGGATATGTCTGGGGTGCTGCTAGACACATAGAAAGCTCCCCCTCTTTGGAAGTGTACTTGCTGCGGGCTTTTTAGTCTGGTAGAGATCGTTACTTCTGGCCAACTGGAGTTCGCGCTGACACTTAGGGCGTCGCTTTTTCCATACGTTTTCTTTATCGGGTTGTAGTTGTTGGGTACTTTTATTTTTAGAAGTTGGGTGTCGTAAGAGCGAGCAGGAACTCGAGTAAAGAATTCGGCATCAAACTTAGAATAGACCATGGAGCTGTAAGGGTACCGCAGTTTTGTTCCGTAAATCTCAACTATGGAGTCCACATAAGTTTGATTGCGAAAATAAGAAGTTAGGGATTCGGGTGTTGTCCGGATAATCTTAATTTGCCATCCTTGAAATCCTGCTTGTGCTCGATAGTCGCTACTAAGATCGAGGGTGGTGTTTCTCACGTACACTTGATCTATTTTACCATGAACAGTTTCCTCTGTCGGGTTAGACCATGGGACTTTCTTGGCTCCCACTTCATCCGTGTTTCCCTCGCTGACTGTTGGGATAAACCTTTCGTCGAAAAGTGGGCGATAAAAAATCCAATAAGTTACAGAGCGAGCTTTAGTGTCTCCGTAACCGGTAGAACCCACATGACATTTTAAAAGCTCTTTGCTGTCTTCGTATGTTTTTGGGGCGCTTTCGCTTCTGATGCTTTCAAACAGTCCCGCAACTCTGATCCTTATCTGTAGTTTTGTGCATTCTTTATTGAATATTGAATAGGTCTTAGCAACAGCGTCTATCCGACTATCTTCAGGAATGCCTCCCCACATGGGACCTGCTCCTATTTTAAATTTTATAGGGGCTGTAATAGAAGCTTCGCTTCCTCCCTGTGCTGAAATGCCGTACAACCTTTCCCCTATAGGTCGTTGAACAGTAAGGTCAAGAGTTTCGTTTGCTGGTATGTCATTAGGAAGTTGACTGCTTAGGTCGGGAAGGTCGCCTATTGGGGATCCTTTAGCATATTCAACGTTTATGTTAGTGAAGTTGTAGTAGCCCCCTCTGTCTACTACAGGAACTTCGTTCCAGTAGATTGATCGCAGGAAACCTAAAGATTTCGCTTCTTTCCCGTTAATTCCCGTGGCTGTCCAAGCCGTAAAGCCTGTTGCTGCGTATCCTGTTTGCCCAAGGATGCCTCCGTACGTATAGTCTCCAGAGACAATGCCTTCAATTGAGCCTTCTCCCAAAAGGTCGGCGACCTCGGCTCGGGAATCGGTGACGTACAGCTTGTTGCCGCCGTCTTTAGAGACTCCGTGTTGATCTGTTATAACTGGTCTTGATTCTACCTGTTCTCCGCCCATATTTTTAATCCTTCGTAATGTCGCTGCCTTGTATACCTTCGTACTGTCTTATGGCGCTTCCTATTTGAGGTATATTGTATTTTAATCCGTATTTTGTTTCTCCCCAAATAATATCGCCGTTTGCATCTTTGTTTTTAAAGACTCCTGCTTCCGCGTCTAGGTAGTCTACGGAAGTTTGGATGACTTGACTGCCCACTAATAGCCTTCCATAACCTACAAATACAGGGCCGCCTTCTTGAATTACGTTCTGAGGGCCAGAGAAAACATAAGAAGGTCTTCCTCCTCCTTCCACTTCTCGAAAGTCGTCAAATTCAGGATCTGGACTCAAGAGGTTTCCTACTCCGGCGGCTACAAGGCCGATACCCATTAGAGTGAGAGACATATTGCTGATGCCAAAAGCCGACATACTTGACATGCCTCCTGCCGCTGTCATCATACCGTAACCGCCTACAAAAATTAAAGCTATTCCAATAATAGTTAAAACCCAATCCATCCAATCATCAGAACCTTCCACAATAGGAATTATGTCGATAGTTTTAAGGTCTGAAATTTTGCTTAAGCATAATTCGGAAGAAAGTAATCCCTCTCGAGTATCCGGATTTTTGTCTTCATCCATTATGAAATCTTTTTCATTTATTAATACTCTGTATTTTATATTTTTCTTATCGTTTTTTACCAGTGTGGGGTAAAAATCTTTACAGTTAGATTGTATTCCTCGAATAGCCTCGCTCACATTATCTACAGCAAGGATCCATTGTTCCTGCCTGAGCTGCTTTTTTAAAACTCCATGAACTTTTATTTTTACTTTATTCATTTAGATCTTTGTGGCGGTATATTTTATAAAGTTTTTCAAAATATTGATTTTGTAAAATTTCAGTGGTGGGGTAACGGTTTCGTGGGTGATGGTACAGTATACCTTCACCCAAATAGACACCTACATGACTCGGCCCGCTTCCTTTCCTTAGCTCGAAAACTAGTACGTCATGTTTTTTAAGGTGGGTGTTTCTGTGAAGTTCTTCTATAGGTAGAGAAGGGTTGGTTTTGTTTAAATTAAATAGTTCGTGAATAAGTTCGGGTTTTTTAAGATGCCAGTCATCGCCAAAAGAATTTGTCCCTTCGAGGTTTATTCCCAGTTTTTTATAGTAATCCTTTACAAGGGTATAGCAATCAGCTTTTCCTATTTCAAAATTTTTATTAATTTGAAGTGTTTTGTTTTTTGTGGGATCATAACAGAAAAAGGAATTCTTTATCGTGTTGTAAAGAATAAAAGAGGTTTGATGAGCTGAGCTATTTTTTTTGTCGTTGTCTGAAAAATTTTCATTTGCTGAGGTGTGAGAATGGTAAACAGCAGAAATGTTTCCTCGTCTTGAGGCTCTTAAGTAATGGGGTGCCGATATGTAGAAGTGGCTAGTAGGTTTTTCCGAATGATTGGGACACCTATAAAGCTCAAGTTCGCTTCCTTCTTCCACCAATAGGCCGCAGCATTCCTTGGGGCTTTCTCTCAAGGCGTGTTCTCTTATTTTATGTTTGATGGAGTCGTTAAGTTTCATTTATCCAGAAATAAATCCTCCTCCCGCTACCTTTCTGGCCGCAGGAAATCCCCCAAAGGGAAGACCGTTACCCTTACCTATGAGGCACCCACCGGGAGTTACGGCTCCATCATTGGGTCCTGTTCCCCATCGTAAACGGCATCCGTTAAGGCTTTTGGAGCATTGGTCAGCGATCCAATAGGTTGAGTTAGGCGGGGGATTTGTTTTGTTACTTTCGTCACTAATGTCGACCTTAGCTACGTAATAATATTTGATTTTGTCTTTTTCAATGAAAACGTAGTCTCCTTTTTTATAACCTAAACCATTATCCTTCCATGGTCCTTGATCTTTCTCGCTCCCAAACATGAAATTGTCTCCTAGTATAGAAGATATTTTTTCATCTTTATCTGTAGCTACCGGGCGAGCTCTCGCGGGAAGAGCTATTTCGTTTTTGGTAAGGTCAGCTTTCTGTAGGATAGGTGCGGAATTATCCGCTTCTTCTGTTCCTGTCAGGTGCTGGTACCAACAGCCCGGTCCTCTATAGTGCCAATTACATTTATCAGATATAACTGTACGTTTGGGTATTTTAACGCCTTCAAGATCCAGCAGAGAAGAAAGTTGATATTGTATCGTGACTTTGTTTTCCGCTGTTTTTCTTTCTATGTAGTATATGTCCAGAGGGAGTTCTGCGTTTGGATCTGGTTCGTATCCTTGTGGCAGTTCCTGAATTTGCGGGGAAAAGGATTTTTTTTGTGTTCCTGTCGTTTGAGATTCGAATTGAAAATTACTCCAGTCCAAGTATTTGGCAAATGTGCGACGACGCGTTACTTTAGCTCCTATGATATCTCCAAATTTTAAGATTTGATACCTCAGCAAAGCCAGTTGGTCTATTCCATTTTCTGATTGACTAGAGATGGCCAGAGAAGGGGTTGGAAGAGCGCCTCGACTCGATGTTTCAAATCCTGACGCCTCAATTGGCGCAGGGTAATACTTTTTTCCTTGCCACATTATCGTAGAATTAAAAACTTTAATATTGTTGTGAAATCTCAAAGCTGTTGGGTTTTCCGGGTCGAAGCCAAGCATCTTGTTTCCTTGCACTTTTTTTGCGTCAGGAACTAGGGTTGTTTCCGACTTAGAGGCTAAGACATCCTTTAGATCTATTTCAAAAAGAGTTACTAACGAAGACGGGGTTAGGTTGGTGAGTTCAAACATCAAAGATTTGATGCTCGACCGTGCCTGTTGGGTGGTGAGGGTGCCGTCTGCCATGTTTTTAGTTGTTCTCCTGAGAGAAAGTGGCGCTTATTGTGTAATTGTTAAAAAAGACAAAAGTGCTATTAAAGGTGGCACTCACAAAACGTTTGCGGTGCCCTCCGGCGGTGTTGTCTGCGTATAGATTGGGAAGGTTTTCAAACACAAAGCTTTCTACCCCTTTTCGAGACTTAAGAAAATGTATAATGTTTTTAGATTCTTTTTCTGATCTTTTTTCGAAGGTTAAGTCTATGTTTATAAGGCTAGAGAAAAGCCCGTCTGCGTTTCGTTGTTCGTAACCGTTTCCGAACTTCACGACATTCACCCTAGGGTTGTGTTTGGTCGAAACGTTGTAAGAAGGGGTCCATAAAAAAGAGGGCTTAGCTTTACCGTTTACGTCAATGTAGCCTTTCCAGTAGATACTGGAGTAATTTGGCAGTCCCGGAGAGGTTTCTGGGTCTTGTCCTGTTGATGCTCGGGCGGCGTAATAGTATTTAATGTCTTTAGGGACTCGATTGGTCCCTGAACCGATATACTCTATTCGAGCCACTATATCGTCCTTCGAGTAAGGTACGGAAGAAAACCACTGCCCTACATTGTAAATGCTATTATTGAATGCCATTTTCCCTTAATCCTTTATTTATTATATTACACACAAAAAGAAGTGTAAAATAAAGATAAGGTAATGTTAGGAAGAATTAGGAGAGAAGCGGAAAGTATTACCATTAATGGTAGTGGGATACAAGGGGTGCAGAACATTGCGGCTCAATACGATTCTGTGGCTACTCCTATCCGCAATTTGGGGGTACAAGACATTAAGTTTGCTCCGGAAGGCCCCCAAACGGCGTCTTTACAGATAAACTCTTTACTCACTCATACTCTTTCGCCATCGGCTCCGGTTAGCTCCCTCGAGATGTTGCGTAATTTTACAGGTACCGCCCCGTTTAGCGGAATAGTAAATTACGGCACGAAAAATTTTATTTTTACGGAGGGGTACATGGAAAGTTATAGTGTCTCTTGCTCTCTGGGGGAAGTGCCTCAGATAGGAGCAGCCTCTACTATCTACGGTACTTTTGGGACCGGAACCTTGGGGTATATCCCGGCAGACCAATATCCCAGCGCTATTAATGTGGCGGGAGCTAACTCCATAGGGATAAACTTAGACGAGTTTACCACAAACCGAGTAAGCTCCTTCAGTATTTCTATTAATACTCCCAGAGTACCCATTTACGCTCTTAATAGCAGTACTCCTAATAGGGTAATTGCCGGAACACCCATTGAAGTTAATGTAAGTTTTTCTTTGTCCGTGGACGATTATGAGATAAAAAATATGCGGGCCGTCCCAGAAGAGACAGTTTTCAAAAATACAATTATAACAGTAAATAAAAATAATTCGGAGACTGAGCTTTTGAATTATTCTTTTGATAATATGCTCCTCGTGGGGGAAACTTTTAATGGAGACGTGTCGGATGACGCGGTAGTTGATTTTAGTTTACGCTCTTACATTCTTAGGTAAAATTAGTGTAATAAGTTAAGATAAAAGGTAATGGCAACGGTATTTTATGATAAGGCGGCGGTAGAAGTTAAGCACAATGGTGTTACAGAACAACTTCTCGCTAGTGATTGCTCTTTAAATTTTACCAACAGTCAGCAGCCTTTGTATGCCATAGGGAGCAAGGGGGCAATAGGTCAATTTCCCTCTGCTGCTCGAGGGGGGAGCCTTTCGTTTAGTTTTTTAACTACGGTTACAGGTACGCATTTTGGTCAAAATGGTAACATAATAAATTCTTTAGCTAGCGGCATCAAGAACGCCGCTTCCAACAGCTCCGCGGTAAGCGGGGTTGAGATTAAATTTGCGGGAGTTAGTGGTAGTGGCTATTTGACCTCCTATAGTTTAGGCGTCGCTAGCAATTCTATCTCGTCTTCCTCTGCTGCGTTTACTTTTTATGGGTCAGGCAGCCAGTTGCCTGTGACGGGAAGGCTGGCTCCTTTAGCGGGTCAAGCATTAAATACGGTTTCGTTAGCTACAGGAATAGCTCACGGAAGGTTTACTAATTTGAACAATTTAGCTACGTCTATTAGTAATCCGGAAGAAACCGCAGTAATTTTTGGGGCTGAGTATAGTCTTTCGTTAAGTTACAACCCTATCTATAAAGTGGGGCAAGAATTCCCCACTACTTGTCTTTATACAAACGCTCAAGAATCTGTAAATATAACTGAAGATATTTTTAATTCGGGATTAGCGTTTAACGAAACCGCTAACGATCTTACCATGACTTTGAGTGGGTTGGGCGGTAGCAATGGAATGGAAATTGGAATTTCCGGGGCTAAGCAGGTATCTACGTCGATGTCTGCTGGCTTGGACGATATCGTCAGAACACAAAAGAACCTAACAGCCGCTTATTAATGTGCTTTATTCTGCAAGTAACGCAAAACTCAAAATTAACGGCGAAGAAATTCTAGCGTCTAGCGCGCAGTTATCGCTAGGGGCACAGCTATCCCCTAATTATCTTGCGGGAAATAGGGATGCAGATGTTTTTACCGCCAGCAATGGAATAGGAGGACAGTTAAGCTTCGAGTATTATTTAACTGGGACTGATTATTTTAAAGGGTTTATTACGGGTCAGGGAGGGGTCAACTCTATGGGAGTTGTCTTATCTGGTAATTTTGGTGGGTTAAATTTTGATAGCGGTTACCTCACTTCTTACACTATGAACTTTGGGCCTAATGCTCCAGCTAGAGCCACCGCTACCGTAAAGTTTTTCGACGAGCTTCAAGGGGAGTTTCAGTCGGCTGCCTCTGCTCCTCCGGCCGGTGTCGATTTACTTAACTTTTCAAACGCTTCTATTTCGGCCGAGTTTGAAGAGGGCGTTGTAGAGAACTTTATAGGGGGAACCTTTAACTATAGTTCGGATGTCTCTGCTGCCTACCTAATGAACGAAACTAAGCCTAGCAGGGTAAGCTTTGGGGTACAAAGCGCGAACATAAACTTAGAGATAGACAATCCCACAGGAAATCTTCCCGTCTCGGGGTCTACCGCAGAGATTGAAGTAGCTTTGAGTAAGCCTAATAATCAGGACGTACCGGTTACCAGCTGGACTCTGAGGAATTCTCCTTACGATAAGTTTAGCACCTTCAACGCTGACGGTTCTTCGATTACCAGTGCGATAAAAACAGACACTACCAACTATGGATTAGCTGATACCTCTGCTTTTATTATCAACGATGGCGAAAGGCTTAGGGTTGAGTTCACTTTGACTTTAAACAGTGGTAGCACGCCGCGAATTCAGTTAATATCTAATAGGCTTATTAATGACGCAGGTTCGGCTTGGTCAACATCGCAAAACTCTCCTAACGGAGCCAACTCCCATCTTATGTTGGTTCGTCCACTTAGCGACGCCACCATAATAGGCACTGGGAATTATGGCATGATTCAGATTTACAATGAGCCCAGCGAAGTGGCTAACTGGAGCCTGAGTGATTTGAAGGTTACTCGAGTGCTCACAAAACCCTCTGACGTATTTACCTGTTCGGGCGTAATGCAAAGTAGAAATCTCGCATCAGCGGCAGGAGATTACATAAAACAAACCATTAACGTTATTCAAAGTAGTAGTAAGGTCAACAGGGTTTTCATTAAATATATTATAGATTCTGCGGGAGCTAACGTAGGGATAGGGAGCTCGGTAGAAGGGTAAATTATGTCAGTATTTAATCCAAAACAGGTTTTTACTTTAAGCGGCGACAATATGAATTTTATTGAAGCGGTTAAAATCGGTGGTATTTTTGTAGAGGATTTACAAATTTTGGATGCCACTGGGGTTTCTGGGACTATTCCTGCTGGCGCTTATACTAATGATATTAATATCGTTACTGCCTTTGGGGTCTCTTCAATTGGTCCTCAGAACATTGTATTGACTTCTGCCGATCAAGTTACGGTGGGAGCTTTACCTTTGGTAAGTGGGAATGCTGGAGACGTTCTTATAGTAACGGGAGAAAATTTTTATCAAATAACCACGGTTAAGTTTGGGGACGTTAGTGGGGATTTTAATCTTGTGGATAGTAAAACCATTGAGGTTTCGGTCCCTTCTGACGCTGATTATACCGGGGTTACAGTTTTTTCATCTTTACGGAGCGGGGCGAATGGAAATACGGCTTTAGCTAGCGGAATGTCTTCTGACGAGTTTATTCCTATTCCTGATATTTCTGGAATGAATAGCTCTCAATTAGTCTCGGGCTCGACATTGTCTGTAACTGGTTTTTCTTTTGGTGCCGTAACGGGCTTAAGGTTTGGGTCTCTTTCTCCGACCGTTGTTCAACAGACATTAGCAAATACCAAAAACTATATCGTTCCTTCTGGAAATACGCGAGGAGTTCCGTCCTTTTTGTTGCATAGCGGCCAAGAAGTAGTCTTTCCTTCTTCGTTATCTTTTAGTCCGTTGGCGGATGTGACCGGGGTGGGTCCAGTGGGTAACACGGCTAAGACAGGCGAACTCATTTACATTTCGGGAGACAACTTTTCAACTGGTATACTTTATAAAACTGGTGACAATTATTTGGGTACCGTGATGGGGCGGACTGTGGAATTTGGTTTGGTTAACGATAAGGTTGCTTCGGGGATTGTTCCTTCTGGGATTCCTATTTTTACTTCGGGAGGAAATCTAGGGGCAGGGATTCAGCCCGTAATCTCGTCTGGGATAGTGGGTTTATTTTCAGACCAGTATCCCGAAAGTTATCCATCCACAACTTTTTTTACTCCTGATATTGGTCCACCGATAATTACTAGTATTACTCCTAGCTCGGGGATTGCCGGAGATTTTGTAGCTGTAAAGGGGCGTGATTTATACGCCTTGACTGGTGTTAATTTCTTACCCAACGCTTCGGCTAACGTAGGTATAGGAACATACAGCGCGGGGTCTATTGCTGAAGTGGTTCCGGGGTACGAATATAGTTTTCAGGTTGGAACCGCGGCTTCTTTGGGAACGTTGGGAGAACCCTATGACGTGACTTTATCAGGGTTCTACGGAGCTGCTACTTCTACCGCGGGGTTCTATGTTCTGGGTTTTCCTACTATCACCTCTATTGATCCTTCGGGCGAAACTATTCCTGTACTTCCGGGAGCTACTGGTTTCATAGCAGGAACCAGTCTCTATTCGGGAACGGCGGTAGAATTGTGGACGGGAGATGGGGTTCCCGGCCATTACAAGATGTTTTCGACATTACCTTCTAGCGGGTACGATACAACAAATTATGACGAAATAAAATTTGATTACCCCGATTCTTTTCCTACGGGGATTGAATATAGAATAAAAGCTAGAAATCGCAGAGCTTCAACTTCAATTAGCATTAATGATTTAAACGTGTTTAATCAGCCGTTTTTGAGCGGTTTCACCCCTTTAAGTGGCGAGTTTGGGGATACGATAACGGTATCTGGATTTTTTGAAAACATGGTAACTAGTGGATTGTCGGTGGGATCTGTAGTGTCTACTAGCTTTGACCAACCGGCCACTACAGGGTTTACTTTTCAAATTCCCAATAACTCTTCTACTGATGTTATTAACATCAATACCAGTGGGGGAATAGTGGTTTCTTCGGGTTTGTTGGGCGTGTTTTTAAGTAAGCCTTCTATTAGTGGTTTTTATAGTGGTACGATAGCGCCGGATGTTATTGATTATAATCAAGTTTTTAGACCCGGAGATACTCTTACTATTTCCGGAGAAAGAATGAACTTGGTTACAGGTATTAAGTTTTCGGGGGACGGTACTGATTTTGTAGCAGGGAATTTTAGCAGTAAGGGGTATTCAGCGTTGAGTCTTGACGTTCCTGTCATAAATCCGGAAAGCGGCAAGTTTTCGTTGTTAGATTTTAAAAATAGAGAAGTGGAGAGTAATTCGACCGGAATTAATATAGTATCTGTTGATGGGTTTAACAATTATCTTCTGCCTGCTCAAACAATGGACCTGACTGGTTATAATATATCCGGCATGGATGTTTTATTCCCTTACGCTACAGGGGGCTTCATGACCGTTCCTCATTTTTCCCATTCTCTAGTGGGGGGAGGGCCAAGAGAAAAGATCTCTGTTCAAGTTCCTACGGGAATTGTTTACGGGACTCCGAGGGTTACAGGGAGACTGAATAGTGTGAGCGTAGTAGATACTTTCTTTCCCTTGGGGGTCATTACGGGGATATCCGGAATAGCTTCTGACAACACCGTAGAAACTGGATCCTTAATGAACTTTACCGGAATAAATGTTTTTGACCCGAGTTTAGTTTCTTCGGAAAATACTATGGCGGCCTACACTGCTTATTCGGGGGTCCCTTTAGTGGGCTTTACTGGGTTTTGGAATTCGGGGGATTTTCCGGTTGGAGTAGCTTCGCCCAGATTTGCCGCAATACAAAAACAGATTCCTATTGTGGGGTACCAAACTGGGCTTGCTTCAATAGGAGGGGTAAGCAACGTTTTTAATTCGGTTATCACTGTGGAGGCTCCTAGTGATTTCATGGCCTCGGGCAATTATTTTATTATAGATCCGTGGTGGGCCTTGACTGCTGATAGTGGAACTACTGATTATAGAAATCTTGTGTTAGATATTCCGCCGGGAGGCTCTCCCTTTCAGGGTTATTTTAATTATCTTTTTCCTCAAAGCGGTTATAACGATCCGTTTACAGATCCATATAACAACTTAAGCCTGAAGGCTTCTTTTTTTCCTCGGGTAGCTAATACTGGTACCTACACAATGGCTACTGGTTTTTCACCATTAAAAGGAGCAGGGGGGACTTTGATTACCGTTAGCGGAACAGCCTTGAATAAAGTGCTTGAGGTTTCCTTTTTAAATGAACTGACTCGGGCGGAAGCCTCTTTGAATTTCTCAGGGGAAGAGTCTAAGTTAGAAATTTCAGTTCCTGAATTGGGATTTCAGTTTGCGGGAGGCAACCAGATTATTTTAGATGGAGGCGCTTCTTCCACTATGGTTTATCATACGGGCTTTTGTTCTAGTGGAGTAAGGCCAGAGCCGGAAACGGGAATATCTGGAGCTGTAGATACCATTTTGAACGTTTTTAAGTATATCGCGTCTCCTCAAGCGTTTGGTTTTGATAGCATTCCTACTGGAGTCCCCGAGCCCGAACCTCAGGTCGATAAAACTCTTAACTATACTGCTGAAGAAACCGTGGGAGGTGTTGTCTTTTTAGTAACGAAAGCTAAATTTCCCGATGGCTCAACCATGGTAGTTAGTTCTGTTCCCAAACCTTAAAGGTCGGCTTCCCCTATGCCTATAAAATAAAGAAGACGATATAGCTTTTCCATTCCTACTTTATCATTTACGAGTTGAATTGGGGGTTCCATGTTCAGATCAGCGTTAGGAATAGTTAACCATTCCGATACGTAATCATCGTCCATGACAGCACAACATTCGTTAACTAAGTTTACAAACTGGATGAGCTTATCTTTTTCTATTTGAATTGTCATTTTTATACCTGAAGCTCTATCCCTTCATCTCTTTCTACGTTCAAGGAGTAAGCTGTGTTTATTGGTACCGTATTTCCGGCTGTTCCCGCGGGCTTTATATCGTTTATCAGGTAACGGGGACCAGCCCTTAGATCAAACATTATCCTGTCATAGGGAACCCCAAAGTGACTAAGCATCCTTTCTGTGTGGTCTTTGTGTTTTTCATCTCTTGCCGTTGTTAGCACTATGGTATCTTCCTTCGGGATCTTTTTGAGAAAAATGACACTTTTTTCAATGGGGGTTTCTAAGGTGTGGCTCTTTTTACCTAAGGAGTCTATGGCCGTGTCTATATCTTTGTTGTATAGGTGTTTAACTATGGTTCCGTCAATGTCTATGAACCAAGTTTTGTTAAGGGATTCTTCTGTTATCATGGTTTAAATTTAACATTAACCGTTTCACTTTCACACGCTTGGTCAGTGGGCGAGTCCGCTTCTTTTTCACTGACTCTCACCAGACTATTAGTCAATAGATAAGCCTCGACCTCTTCGCCGCTAACATCAACCAGCATTTTACCGTCAATCTCGACGCAGGGCTGAAGCATTTGGTTTGTTTTCTGTATCATTTCTTGTCGGTGTTCTGGGTCGTTGATTATATCTCGATCCTCAAACGGCAAGTCG